GAATTGATAATTGCATACTCATTGATGTGTTTCGACACATCTTTTTTTACTGGATGCAAAGTAAAATTCAAGTCTAAGTCCTTGAATATTTTTTCAGAAGATATTCTTGGATTATTGGAAGTTATTGTGGTAGTCATCTTTTATTTATCAGTCTCCGATAAACACTGTACCCGAACCAGTCTGAATCGTTCCCGTATCTGGTCCGTTTGTTTCGGTGTCATTATCTCTTGTAGTATCGCCAATTCTGGCGGCTCCATTGTCACCATCATTGAGATTGATTGTTTTACCATTTATTCTTATATCACCAGTAACATTTAAATCGTAGTCTCCATCAACATATATTCTTACATCACCTTTGATATAAACTTCTTCATCTCCAACTACGACTGTGTACTTATTTCTTTGTATTCTCTCTGCTCTGTCGCCTTCTGGTCCCCACTCAACATAAGAACCTGAACGGTGATATACATGAACTCGTTCTGCGCCTTTTGTATCATCAAACTCTAGCGCATGACCCGACTCTGATTCATACACATTGTTGTATGGATATTTTGCATTGTAATATGGATTAGGCTCAACTTTACTTGCTTTCTTTGACTTCTTTGCTGTTACAATTTCTGATGGATAATTAGCATCATTTCTTGCAAGTCTTGATGTTGTCGGCTCATCTAACTTACGTGGATAGTTTGTTGCAGACTCAGTTGGTTTTACTGGCGCAGAAGAAAGCTCAGAACCAGTTCTTGGATCATTGAATGCTTCTTGTGCATTTGCTGCTTTTAATGGTATACTTGGAAAACTTCCTAACATAACAGGTTGTTGAGCGTTTTCACCATCAAGAAAAAACCCAAAAACCATATCTCCTTCTTTAGGAGTGTATACAACATTCGTGTTTACAGGTATGTTTGGTATAGCCCAAGGCAATAAGTTTGTTGGTAATTCCATTTTGTTTGGTGAATGCCACCCCAAACAACGAACACGACAACGACCTAACTTCAGTGGGTCTTGTCTGTTTTCTACAATTCCAGTCCACCAAATGAAACCATCTTTACCAGCAAAGTTTTTCTTCATTTCCATAATTTTACTTTATCTTGCCCAATAACTACTGCTGCCATTATTAACTTTTGTATCTCTGTCATAACTAGTAAGAACGTCTTTTTGATTTTGTGTTGTTGATGGCTTTCTTGTATCATTTGTTGAATCTGTTGCAACTTCAATTACGGTAACATGACGGCTGCCACTCAATATGTGTCTTGTGCCAGTAATCAAATATTTCCCACCTAAACTTCTATCGAAATTTGGATCCTCTTGTTTTGAAGATGCACCAAAACCTGGAGTAATAATATTCACAACATATCCCGACGATAGTTGAAAATTACCTGGCATAACTATTCTAATTCTTTTTTCCATTAGTCTAGTTATTATCGCTTTTCTTTGTTGTAAAAATAATTCCAAAGTTTCGTTCTTTGATATTGAAGTTGGATCATTATCTTTGATATACTTGCTGTTCTTTTGTTCTTTATTATTGAAACTTAAAACTTGATTTGAATTTATATTTGTTTTATTTGTTGTATTATCTACTGTATTGACTATCTCAGAAGGTATTTGATTTTTGTTAGCATGATCCATGGCATCATAGGTTTTGTTTCCATCTATTTGAGTTTGACCCATGCTTCTTGTTAATGGATCAAATCCTATGAATACACCTGTGTCAACTCCATTTTGAATTCTTGAAATGGTATCTGCTTGAGATATAACCTCAAATCCTCTGGCTTGACTCATTTCAGAGAGTCCATTATTTTTACTTAAATTTTTGGGTGAGAAATTAATGTCTAATATTGGGTCTTGTTTTAATAAAGTTGAAAGAGATACAAAATTATAACCCGACATGTTAGAATAAAAAACAAAGTCAGGAACGTTTTTAGGACTTAATGCCCTTTTAGAACACCACTCAATTGCATTCAGTGGAGGTAAATTGGGAACAGTAATTTTTCTAATACCGTTTGTTTCTTCAATCTTGTTAATGCTCGTTGTGTTCAAACCTAAACCGACTCTTTTATCGGTCATTATTTTTTCGATTAACTTAGAATATTTACCTTCAAATCCGAATGCAATCTTTTTTTGACTTGAGAGAATAAACTCATCGGCAACAAAGTGCATAATATATGCTTCGCTATTGTTGTTTAGATTTTTTCTACTTGAAATTTCGTATATCCTAAAAACTTTCTTGAAGATACCAACATCATCAGTAGGAGTTTTAGAAATATAAAATTGAACTGGATCATTGATTGGTGATACTCTCTCCAGAAGTTTTGCCGTATCAGTAATTAATATTTCACCAGAAGAAAAAGGTAAAAACAAGTTGTCATAGAAGTTTATTTCTTCGACCAAATCTTTAATTGGAATAGGTCCACCTTTAGACTGGATGACAATTTCTTTTACATAAAATTGCGTTGACTTAATTATGCTCATGATGGATTTATTATTCTCTTAAATTCTTCCATCACAGGCATCGCAAATTCTAATTTCAAAATTTTTATAGTTCTTTTATTTTCGTTTTCCTGTTCTTCATATCCATAGTATGTAAGTTTTTCTTTAGAGATAGTTTCGGTAATTTGTTTACCATTATCAAGTGTGTAATTTGTTGAACTTGTAATCACATTTGCATATGCATTTGCGGTAACTTGAATTTTTTCTTTAATTATTTTTCCATCAACTGTGGGTAAAACAAAATTTTTAGTAATTACTTTGTAGTATGAATGAACGTTATTATCACTTTGAGCCCAAGTTAGACCAGACTGAACTGTAGTATTTGATGCACCATTTGCAGAGTATTTGTTGTTGACATATTTGATAAAATTAGGATAACTCAAAGGCCAATCATATTGTGGGTCAACAATATCATTGAACATTAGAACCATCCAATGTTTTTCTGGGTCACCGTAATATTTTGCAGCTATTGTTTCAGGTGTGTCAGAATCTTTAATTTGATACTCATAAAATATTGAAGAGTTTTCTTTTAACTTTTGCTCAAACCCAAAACGAGCAATTATGTTTGTAACGGTATCAAGGCTATTGCCTTTATTATCTGTCGTATAAAAAGATAGAGGAAAGTAATTAAAATAATTTGCCATTTTTATGCTCGTCTGTTAGCAAATATACCTTGCTTGCTTGCTTCAACATCCACTTTTGTTGATGAATATCCTCTAGCATCATTAAAATCTTCTTTTGTAATATAAGTTGTTTCTTGAAACTGTAAAGACATTTGAATAGCAACAGGCATACCAGTTCTACCTAAAGAGGCAATGTTTTCTCCTACACTTTCATACGCAGAAAACCCTCTTGGTGCATAATTGACTTGTATAGATTTCAAAACACAAGTTGCAATTGGTGGTATGTTTGGATTTTGACGACCTGCATAGAAAAACTTGATATCAAACTCGGAAGGTGGAATTAACAAACCAGTTTGATTCGATATGCCACCCATCAATTCAGGCGCTTGATGAAAACGAAAACGTTCAATTATTTTTTGAACTTCTAGTGCTTCCCTTTCACTTCTTGGATAAAACATAAACTCAAACTGAAAATTACGGAAATCTGGTGCGGTGTACATGAGTTCAATCATTGGATTGACAACTCCACCTGTTGTAAGATAAGCACCCAAACGTGCAACACTTTGATCAATCCCAACACCTTCGGCTGCTTTCTGTGCAAGCATTGAACCTAGGCCTGAATTTTTAGCAGCATTCATAAGACCTCTTGTATCACCTCTTCTGACTGCATCCACAAGACTAGGTGCTGCGACCATTGCTTGACCCAAAAGAGTTTCACCAGGTTTTACATCGGTATAGTTTGCACTTGAATCAAAGTTTACTGTGTCTGGCATGTATAACGCAATTGCTTCACTTGTCAGTTGTGTTCTTACAAGAAAAGCCGAGCCTGCGGCTGTAGAAGCGTTTTTGTCTGTAATTGCTTTGATTGAAAATTCTTGAGTGCCTCTAACATCAGTTAGTTGCTGCTGTGGCTGTGGTCCTTTGACAAAATTATTAATTGCTCCAGAAATTTTACCTGCGGGACTACCTGCGCCAAATCTATTTGTTAGAGAAGATGTTCCTCTTGAAACAAGATTAGTAAGTTTATCATTGATGGTATCTGAAAAAGTTTTTCTTCCCGAACTAACACCGCCTCCACTAAAATTAGTAGATTTGTTTAGCGCACCATAAACACTCTCTTCTTGCTCTTTAGAAAAAGATTGCCCACCTCTATAAGATGCACCATACTGAGTATTCTTTTGTTCTCTGACAAAGAAAACCATATAGTGACCCTTGTCCGCAGTGCCAATATCTAATGGATACTTTAGTGTTGTCTTTTTGAAAGGGGTACCCTCTAGTGATTCAAGACCGTTAACACCGAATGTTCTTTTTTCTATATTATTGAACTGAATGTTCGAGAGTCCAAAAAATGCCATGAGAGTTCCTGTTGGTTGACTAGATAGTATTTATGTCAAACAAAGGAAGATTTAGACCGAAAAACCCGCAGAAATACAAGGGTGATGCTACCAACATTATATACAGGTCTACGTGGGAAATAAAAGTAATGAGGTATTTGGATGAGAACCCAAACATCATTTGGTGGGGTTCAGAAGAGTTACCTATACCTTATCTTAGTCCGATTGACAGGAAAAGACATCGTTACTTTCCAGATTTTATTGCCAAAATTCGTAAAAATGATGGTAAAGTAATGACTTACATTATCGAAGTTAAGCCAGAAAAACAAACAAAACCACCCACACAGAAACGAAAAACAAAAACGTTTATCCAAGAAGCCATGACGTATGAAGTCAACAAAGCCAAGTGGAACGCTGCCGAAGAGTTCTGCAAAGATCACGGTTGGCAGTTTCTTGTTCTGACAGAGAAGCACCTAGGCATCTAAGATAAATACTCGATGGCTAAGAAATTAATAGACAGAGTTAAAGAGTCGCTGGCAAAGTCTGGCTATGAACCACGCACACGTGAAGCCCGTAAATGGCTAAGAACAAAGATACCAAGTCTTAGACCAACAAAGGGTGAACTGATGCGTGACCGCATGAGACTCCGAGACAAGTCTTTTATTGGCCGTATGTATTTTTATTACTATGATCCTAAGACAAAGGACACGCTGCCATATTACGATAAGTTCCCATTGGTCATACCAATAGAACGATACTCAGACGGTTTTCTAGGGTTAAATTTACATTACATACACCCAAAGCAGCGTATAGTCCTATTAGATAAACTTAGTACCATATTGAATAATCATAATTACGATGAGACAACAAAACTGAGAATAATCTT